TCCGTTCGTTGGAAGTCGCCCCAATGCTACTATCGTATTGGCCAGTGGTCGATTTAATGTCGTCGGCCGCGCCGACTTTCGCCTGGATAAGGCCAGTCTGAGCCATCGGAGGCTGGGCGCGTTCAGGTAAGGGGAGGGGGTTTCCGGCCCCGTCAGTAACATCGGGATTTACCTCAAGATACGGCCAGTTGTTCGTATTAGCGGTCTTCCAGTTCGTCTCATACCCTTCGAACTGACCGCCATAGGCGATAAACGGCGCTTTGGGCGCCAGCGCCAGCATCTCGGCTTCCTGACTGACCCAGTAGTTATACATGCGCTGGGCGTCCTTGGCGTTGCGCACCAACCCGCTGATGTAAAGCTGCCCGTCCACCTCAAACTCATTGCCGACGACGCGGACGATGGGGATATATTTACCCGCCCAATCGCGCTCTTGCAGCACTTCGTAGCCGTTGGTCTTGATCCACTTGACCTGGCGGCGGTCGCTCTCTCGCGAGCGCAGCGGCTTGCCATAGGCTGCTTTCAGCCGCTTGTCCTCGGGCGTCCCATCAAAGGCGGTGATATTGTCGGGATAAAGGTTCAGTGTCGCCTTGCGGTGTTCAATATAGAAATATTCCGCAATCCGAACCGTCTCTTGCGTGAGCCACTGAGACAGATTTTGGTCGCCCACGCCCTGCGACATCATCCCCGTGACCGGGGTGGCGTCGGGATACATGCGCTCATACTCAGCCTTGGGGATGTCTTCCGTAATAAAGCACCACCCGGCGTCTTGGCCGCAGGGGTCTTGGATCATCGGGTCCATGTAGACCGAGAACGAGCTACGGACGCGGCCAATACGAATGTCCTGATCGAAGGAGTCTTCCTTCGTATATTCCGTAAGAATACGGATATAGCCCTCGCCGTAAGTGACCTGGTTGTCGCAGGCGGTGTCATAGGCCACGTCGGCGTCGGACATATACTCAATGTGCCGCACGATGCCGTCGAAGATTTCCGCCACGCGGGGGTCGGCCTGCTCGTCGGCGGGGATGACACGGGCCGTCGGGCGGTTCTGGCGCTGCTCGTTGGTGACGAGCCGCACATGCTGGGGGAGCTTGTTGATCGTCAGGCACGGCCGCGCGTTGATCGTCTGCCCCTGCACCGCGCCGCGGGTCGCCAGCACGTCAGCCGGCCACTGCCAGGCATTGTCGGGCGAACCGGCCATAAACCGAAGATCGTCTAGTTCGTCCTCGCGGCTGTCACTATAAGCCGTCTGCGCCACCGTGAAGCGATGGCGCATGGTGGCCAGACGGTCATCGTCCGGGTTGTCAGATACTTTGCCGGCGGCGGTTACGTCATTTGCCACAAGATTTGCCCATCTTCTTGCCATTGCCCTTGGCGGCGGCGCTGCGCTTGACGCTGTAGGCAATTGCGGCCGCTTGAGACGGTTTTTTTCCGCTCTTTACTTCAGTAGCCACGTTCTTGCGAAAGGCGTTCTTGCTGGATGACTTGACGAGGGGCATTACTTCTTCCTTGTCTTGGCGGACTGCTTGAAGGCGTCGGCCGTCGGAGCGCCCTTGGCCCCCGGCTTGCGCATCTTTTCGCCCGACCCGGCCTTGATGCGGGCCTTCTTGGCGTGGATGTTGGCGTAAAGGCCCGGCTTACTTGCCACAGTTCCATCTCCGCATGGATGCTTTAGCGCGTTCAGGGTTTTTCGACTTAGCCACAACGCCGCCCATGCGGGCGCAAAAGGACTTTTTACGCCCCTTGTCGGCTTCCGTCTTGGGGTTCGGCGCGGGAGCCTTCAGCTTGCTGCCCGTCGCAGCATTGTATTTCTGGCGTCCCTTGGCGGTCAGGCCAGCGCCCTGCTTCGTCGGCAGCTTCTCGCCGCGCCCTACGGATAGAGAGACAGATTTTGCCATCAGTATCTATAGCCTTTAGGCGTTGTTGGGGTGTAATCGGACGACGGCGTCGACATAGCCGACGCGCGGCCGTCTTTTTCGCCCATGCCAAACACGTCACGTAACGCTCCCTGCAAAACGCGCAGCCGATACTCGTTGACAGGATCGCCCGGCTTTTCCGCGACAGCCTGCCGTAGTCGCATGATTTCGCCCATCATAGTCTGCGGGTCCGACATAAACTCTTCCATATACGGCGCGTTGCGCGTATAGGCCCGCACGGCGGCGGGGTTAGCCTGCGGCGTAACATCTGCATCTGGAGCACCCAAATACAACTGGAGAGGCGAACGCCCCATAGCACCGTTATCTAAAGGCCCTAAATAAAAAGGTCTTGTAATCCCTAACTGCTCACTAGAATTGCGGTATATGTCGCCAAATATACCTGACGTAGGTTGATCGTATTTAGTGGTTTTGGGGGTTTCGCCAGCCATTATGACGCCATCCATCCAGAAGAATTTGCCCCGCCACCATAACTTAGTCGCGGTCGCCTGTCCATCGGGCGCGCTTCGCGGTGGGCCACGGGGTATGCGAACGTCACGGCAATCGCATCCGCAGCATCTGGAGATGCTAAGCCACGCGCCTTCATGTCCTTCTTGCTCTCCAGGAAGATGGTCCCCTTGCTGTCCGGCTTCATCATTGGCCCGGTCAGGTCCGACTTCAGGAACCGGTCGTTGGGGATGCTTGCCGTCTTCAGCCACTCGCGCATGGCGTGCCACATCTCGGCCCGTTTGTTCCCGAACATGATGGGCTTGGCTGACTTCTGTCCGAAGTTAACCCCCCTGATCTTGTAACGCTGCTCCTTGAGCCGGTCGACGACGCCCGCCCCCAGCCCGCCCTCGTCCACCACCACCAGCGTCGGCTTGAACTCCTCGATCACGTCGATGACCCGCCCGACCACCTCCATGGTGTCGTCGCCGCGGTAGCGCCGGATGCCGATGATGTCTCTGCCTTGCCTGATAGCGATGACGGTCGCGTCCGCCCCGAACCGCGCAGGGTCCACGCCCACCACTATCGGCGCGCTCTGGTCCTGCGATGGTGGCCGTGACTGCGCGTCCATGACCAGCGATGACGGTATGAACTGGTCATCCGATGCGTTCGGGAACGCCCCGTAGACCTCCACATGCGCCTGTGCGGAGTCGGGTCCGTATTCGTCGATGATCTGCTGATAAACGGCCTTGTCAGTTCCCTCCACGCCTCTAGCGTCAACAACCTTGTTTCGCCAGAAGTCGCGCTTGCTGTTGAAGCACTCGTAGAAATATCCTGAGTTTCGGCGGGGGTTGCTAAAAGCAAGCCAGAAACGATTAGGAGTATTCTCCGTGAAGAAACCGCTGGCCACCGCCCATATACTGTCATCTATGCCACTCGCCTCATCGAACACCAGCATGACGCCCGCGAAGTTGTGCACGCCCGCGTAACTGTCCGGGTTCTCTGCTGACCACAGCCGCCCCTCGACGCCCCAGTAGCGCGTGCCCAGTTTCAGGTCGCGCTCGACCAGTTCTGCGATCCACTTGGCCGGCAGCACCCGCGTTGCGCTCACCTCGAACCAGTGGGTGTTGAGGGACATGGACAGCCATTTGGTGATCTCGGCCCACGTCACCGAGCGAAGCTGCGCCTCACTGTTGGCGCTAACGATGGTCGTGGACCCGATCCGCGTCGTCAGCATCCATATGACCAGCCAGCTAACGAGGGCCGACTTGCCGATGCCGCGGCCAGAACTAGTGGCCATGCGGAACGTCTCAAAGTCCACCCGGCCGTTGTTAGCTTTGATATGGTCCCGCAGGTCTTGCAGCACCTCCAACTGCCAGCGCCTAGGCCCAGTAAAGTGCTCTAATGGTGTTCCGGCTTTTCCCCACGGAAAAGCGGCCCGAACAAACGCAACCGGGTCTTCTTTGATCTGTTTAGACCAAAGTGTCGCCATAAGTCGTTGTTCTTCTTCAGCACTGTAAATCGGAACTTGCATTGTCGCCCCTGTAAGGATGAAGTTTAATCTCCGCGTTCTTACGAACAATAATAGCTTCTTCTAGTGAGTCATAAAGACCTAAGCTATTTTGTTTGCCGTTAACCATTATCCGCACATGCCATTTTAAAAACTGCGTGTGCCATCTGACGCCGCGTACCCCGGACTTAGAATTACAATAAGTCTTTTTATTTTGGGCATTTTGCGCGTCGTCAACTTCGCGCAAGTTAACTATTCTGTTATCAGATGTATTGCGGTTTATGTGGTCTATATGTTTGACCGGAAACCGACCATACACATATAGCCATGCCAGCCGATGCGCTTTATATCTGATTGTATTTATTCGTATGCGAGTATAGCCTCGGCCGTCATCGCCGCCGGCTATGTTACCGGCGCGGACCCCGCGCCCCCTATCAACGAGCCAAGTAAAAACGCCCGTGTCTGGGTCATAGTTCAGTAGACTTTTCAGGGTGTCTTGCGTAAGTTGGCTCATAGCCGCCGTCCTCATTACGGTTGGTCAGGAGGCCGTCAGACGTTCCAGCGTCGGCGGCCTCTGCTTTATCTAGCACATGCCCTTCGATTACGCGAGCTTGCGCTTCCTCTAAGGCGGCAAGAATACTGATCTTTTGCTCGACTTGCACCTGAACCGACTGCGGCGCGGTCCACTTGTGCACATGCTTGAGGATGTCCAGCGCCGCTTTGGTGTCGCCCGCCAGCGCCGCTGTTCGCAGCACGTCCGCCATCTCGGCCTCGGACTCAGCGCGGCCTTTATGCTCAGCATACTCCGCTATCGGGTCCAGTTGCGTCAGATGCCGGTATTCCGTTGGCGTCAGCCCTGCGGCGTAGGCTAATGCGTCGCCCTTCAGCCCCTTCCGCGCGGCTTCGTAAATGCGCTCCAACACCGCCTCAGTCGCGGTGATTTTGCGCGGTTCATATGGAAGGCTCTCAAACGTCATAAGACCTTTTATCACAAAAAATAAGAATTAAAAAAGTTCGCATAAAAAATAAAAAAGTTTGCGTGATGGCTGCGTATTTCTTAACGGAGAGCCCAAGGCCCTGTCCCCCCGCCTCGCGCTTCCTGCCGACGCCTGTCAGCGCAATGCGACGTAACGTTATAACATTGCATGTGCCGATTGGCGGCGCGACATTCTCCCGACATCGCGCCGCCCGGCGTCGCCCGTTCTCTT